GCATTTTGAGCAAACGGCCAAGATCCTGGCTGGCATCAAGCTCAGCTCAGGCCAAGCGCAGTCTATCTTCACCAAGATTCTCGGTGGTGATGAGACCAAGCCCTCCCGTGCTGCAGCTCGCGCCTTGGCACTCTTTGAAGGCGCCGGCATCGGCTCGGAGTTGGAATCAGCCAAAGGCACAGCCTGGGGCGCCCTTAACGCCGTCACGCAGCTCATGGATTGGGAAACAGCCCGTACCAATGACGCCCGCTTGGCCAACGCCTGGTTCGGTGGCGGTGTGAATGTCAAAGCCAAGACCGCCGAGGCTCTCCTGGCCCTGGCTTGATGTATAGTAGGCTGGCCGGCTAGCAACCGGCCAACCCCCTCCAAGTGTTTTTTGATCTTTGAAAGGAAACTACCATGTCTAATAATGTTGAAATCTCTCTGAAGGATCTGGATGATCTGGTGCAGGCCTATACCCGGCTGCGCAGTCTTGTCGGTCCAGTCATGTGCAAATCTGAAGGCATAAGTCGTGAGATGTTTGAAGAATACTTACGCATCATTGCCCTTGGTGCAGGACCGGCCGCTTTCCTGGATGGTCGAATTAACAATGTCAAAAAAGCAACGACATTGACCATTGTACAAGCTGCATAAGCAGTGTATAATGGCTCCATCACGTCCACTTGTCCTCCACAATTTGATCTTTGAAAGGTAGGTATCATGAATGTCTTCTATCTCCATCACCTGGCTCCCATTGCCGCCAGCTACCACTGCGACAAGCATGTCGGCAAAATGCTCATCGAGTCCTGTCAAATGTTGGCTACCGCTCACCACGAGTGGGGCAACGGTGACAAAGTCACCTACCGATCTACCCATAAAAATCATCCCTCTGCAGTATGGACACGCTCCAGTCGCTTGCACTATATGTGGGTCAGCGACTTGGCCCGCTTCCTCGGTCGCGAGTTCTATTGGCGCTACGGCAAGACACATAAGTCCTTCAACGTGCTTATGGCCGAATTGCTCTATCCTCCACCGGCCATGAATGACCTACCATTGCTGTGGCAGCAGCCCCCTCAAGCCATGCCTGACGAGTACAAGCATGCTGACTCTATCATAGCTTACCGTCGCTATTACGCCAGCAAAGTTGCCACCATGCCCTTGGTGTACGGCAAAGGCTCACGTCAGCAGCCCCTGTGGCTCCGTGACTTGCTCAACGAGCAAATGTTGGAGGCAGCATGAGCGTTGATGACCTATCCATCATTAAAAAAATGCTTAGTGATTTGCGTTGGATGCAGGCCTCAGCACTTGTAGCCAGTGGGCTTAGCGAAAACAAGGCCTCACGTGCATATATGCGGCAAATCACTCGCATGGAAGAATTGTTGACAGCGGAGATTAAGAAAGGGCTCATCAAATGAGTGATTTGCAAAACATTGAAGCCGAGGCCTATGTCACCTTTGACTTTTGGCCTGATGACTATGATGAGTCCTGGCCCGAGGATGGTGAAGCCAAGGTGTATGTGCTGGTTGAGTGGCCTGAGGAAGACAATGGCATCAAACTCGGCTTATTCTGTCATTACTACGTCAATGGCGTGGATCGCACCAATGAGCTGAGTCCGGCGTCGTACAAAGAAATGCTCCGCCAAGCTCGGCAGGAATTTGACAAACAGCAGGAGTTGGAAACAAATGACATCTAATTTTCAAAAGGTAGGTGAGTTTAGAAAGACCATGGGCCTGCCCATGTCCGAGACTCCACAACTTCTAACGCCGGCCGAGACCAGCTACTTTGCTCGCTTCATCATGGAAGAGCTTAGTGAGTATCTTAGGGCCAATGAGGAAGGGTCTTTGGTCGGCGCGGCCGACGCCATCATTGACTTGGTCTACGTGACCATGGGCTGTGCGCACGCCATGGGCCTTCCCTTTGACCGACTCTTTGACATAGTGCATGCTGCCAATATGGCCAAAGAGCCCGCCAATGACTACATACGCTCCCTAAGGGGTAGCCAATATGACGTGGTGAAACCGGTGGGCTGGCAAGGGCCTGAGGAAGAGATGCAACAGATTCTCAAGGACCTACAGACATAAGCATTGAAGTAATGAAACAGGCGTTGAAGGAGAAGAACACATGACTAGCCCATTTGAATGGCGTGGCAAGCCAAGCATCTTTGCTAATGATAGACACTTCAAAGCCAATAGCAAAGGTTTGTCTATCAATCAAGTTGCGCAGCGCACCGTTGACAAGGTCTATGCCACTGGCAAAAACCATGGCACTTTGCTCGGCGTAAGTGAGAATCCTAGGCATTGGTCGCATCAAGAATTCTTGCTAAGGAGAAGCAAATGATGGACAAACATGTGTACCCAACGCGTGGTGGCAGCACAGGTATGAGCTTGTATGAGCATGCCACGCTGGAAATCTTAAAGGCGCTGATCGGCAATCCTGAATACGTCAGAAATACGCCTGAAGGTTTGATGCAAATTGCCACTAAAATGGCTTTGGTCTACGTAAAGGAAATGAACAAATGACTACCATAGCTGAGTTGATTGATGAGTTTGTTGCAACCAAAAACAAACGTGAGGAGCTGCAAAATGAAGTCAAAGGCTGCACAGAAAAGATGGGCCGCATTGAAGCAGACATCATGGAACTTATGTCTCAGGCCGGCATCAATCAAGCTGCAAGCGAAAAGGCCTCTTGCACAATGCGGCAAGCACAGCACCCTGTCATTGAAGATTGGCAAGTCTTCTATGACTATGTTGCGCAAACCAAGCAATTTGAGCTGTTGCATAAACGGCTCTCATCACCTGCCTTCCGTGAACGCTGGGAAGCAGGTGACCCCGTCCCCGGATCTTCAATGTCGAAGGTTTGGGAACTCAGTGTTCGTCGTAAGTGACATGTCCACAAACAAAGGAGTCCTCATGTCGAAAAATCAAATCGCCCTTTTTGAAGATGAACTGGCCAAGTTGGCCAATGAAAGCGTTAAAGCTGAGGCCTCAGGCCTTGGTGCAACGTTCCTGTCCACCAAAGGTGGTGCCCTTACCTACCGTGGCAATCAGATCACTGGCAACAAGTTGCAGTGTGTGATCCTCTCTGCGCCGATTGAGCGTCTTTACTACGACGCCCGCTATGACCCCACCAAGCTGGTCGGCCCCAAGTGCTTTGCCATTGCCCCTATTGCTACAGGCATGGGTCCTAATGAGCGTGCTGAGGGCAAACAGCATGACACCTGTGAAGGTTGTCCCAAAAATGAGTGGGGCTCAGCCACCAACGGTGGTAAAGGCAAGGCTTGCCGTGAGACTCGTCGCCTGCTCCTCATTCCGGCTGACGCCATTGGCTCAGCGGACGCAGTCAAGGCTGCTGAGGTTGCTGCCCTTCGCCCGCCGGTGACTAGCCTGAAGAACTATTCCACCTACGTGCAGACGGTGGCCACAACGTTAAAGCGGCCTCCCCTGGCTGTGATCAGCGAGATTGCTGTTGTGCCTGACCCCAAGACGCAGTTCAAGGTCACCTTCTCTTTGGTCAAAGCCATCGAGGACAATGATGTCATCCGCGCCTTGATGGAGCGTGCCAATAGCGAGGTTGAGAAAGCCATTGCTACGGCGGGGGCCATGAATGAAGAGGAGTCAACTGAGGCCCCGGCCACGTCAAGCAAGTATTGATCTATGAAGCCAGTCTTTTTAGACTTTGAGACCGAGGCCATTGGGCCTCGGCCTTTTTACCCACCTAAACCGGTCGGATTGGCCCTCTATGACCCGGAAGGCGAGTACCCCGATGGATACCATGCCTTCGGCCATTTGAATGGCAACAACACCACGGAGTCAGCAGTCCGCAAAATGCTGGAATTGATCTATGAGAGTGATCGTGAAATCTGTTTCCATAATGCTATGTTTGATCTTGACGTTGCTGAGACGCATCTTGATCTACCTATTCCTTCTCATCACCGGGTACATGATACTCTTATACTTGCCTTCTTACATAATCCTCATGTCCAGTCATTGAGCCTAAAAGACTTGGTGGTCATCTATCAATTGGCCAGCCCGGATGAAAGAGATGAGCTTAAAGAGTGGATCATCAATAACGTGGATGAGGCTAGGCGCAAGAAATCCACCTGGGGTGCTTATATCTCCAAAGGCCCAGTTGAGTTGGTCGGTCGGTACGCTCAGGCCGATGTAAGGCTTACTTCTTTGCTTTACGAGTTCTTGGCTTTGAAAGTTCTGCCGGAGCAGCAAGAGCCTTATCTTCGTGAGATTGAGCTGATTCCCATGTTGCTTGAAAACTCAAGACTAGGCGTAAGGGTTGATCGCGATGGGCTTGAAAAAGCAAGGCAGCAAGCAATAGTAGACATTGAAAAGTGCAATGTTTGGGTTCGTACATTATTAGGGTCTCCTGATTTGAATATTGACAGCGACAAACAGCTGGTCGATAGTATTTATCCCACTGATTTCTGGGACAAAAGAAATGGGTGGCCCTCAACTGACAAAGGCTCCCCCAAGGCTGACAAAGAAACCTTGGAGGAATTGATCACCCATCAGGAGTTAAAAGGTGTCCTTAGATACAGAGCCAATTTATCAACATGTTTGTCAACTTTCATTGAGCCCTGGTTGGAAGCTTCTCGATCTACAGGTCGAATCTACACCAACTGGAACAGTGTACGAGGTGAGCGTGGCGGCACCCGGACCGGCAGACTCTCCTCAACCCCCAACTTTCAAAATGCGCCTGTGCGTTACCCGAAAATTGTTACTGGGGGTGCCGAAGCAAGCATGGGACGAAATGAGATCGTCATTCCCGGAGACTTAGACATTGCTCCATTGCCACTGATTCGCAGCTTCATCTTACCGGATGAGGGTCATAAGTTGGTGGCGTGCGATTTCAACGCTCAAGAGCTGCGCATCTTTGCCCACTTTGAAGGTGGCAACCTGATGCAGCAATACCAAAAGGATGCACGGGCTGACCTGCATACCTACGCTGCTGGGTTGATGACACAGGCTGCGGGCCAAGAAGTATCAAGGACTTACTCCAAAGGTGTGTCATTTGCTATCCTGTATGGCGCGGGGCCGCAGAAAATCAGTGAGATGTTGGAGATCTCCTATGACTTGGCCAAAACGTTGATGGATGCATACACATCAGCGGTGGCGCCGGGGCTAAGAACAATGCAATCTGTAATGCGGCAACGTTACAAGTTGGGCCAGCCACTTCGTACATTGGGCGGTCGCTTGGTCATGATGGAGCCTGCCAAGATCATCAACGGCCGACTGCGTGAGTTTGACTATAAAGGCGTCAACTTGCTCATTCAAGGCTCGGCTGCAGATCAGGCCAAAGCTGCCATGCTGCTTTATCAAAAGAAACGTTTGGGCAGTCGTTTGCTATTGAGTGTGCATGATGAACTGGTCATCTCAGCTCCGATTGAGTTCATTGTGCGTGAGGCTGAAACCCTCATGTGGGCCATGTGCAACGCCTTGAAAATGGATGTCCCCATGGTTAGTGACTACAAAGTGGGGGATACTTATCAGGAGACCAAGTAATGGAAACTGATGAGCAACGATTGGCAAGACTCACGGAGCAATACCGCTGTGAAAAGATCATACAAAACTACATGCGGCGTTGGAAAGATGATGTGGCCAAACAATTTTTGTTGAAGAGCATTTTGACACGCATTAGGAGAAAACAATGAAAGAGCTAACCTTTGAAGAGTTCTGCAACTTACCACTGATGTCAAATTTAGGGTTTCAAACTGATGCCGGTGCATTGCGCATTTGGCGCAATAAGGCAGCTGGCTTAACCATCGAAGCATTCACCCCACGCAAACGTAAAGGTGACATATACAGTGGTTGGAAAAAAAGCACACGACGCTATTACTTGGATGGTAATGCAAAATGCTTTGAAACACCAGATCAAGTCTACGTGGCTTACATGGAAAAAGTTTGTGGAATAGGAGAAAGCAAATGAATGAAAAAGACTTTTTGTCTATCAGAAATCATGTGATCATTTTTGTCATAGCCGCAATTGTGATTGCGCTTGATGTTTTTGTATGGAGGCCTTAATGCTGATTGACTACGCGCATCCGATGATGATGGCTGAGAAGCATCAACGGCAAGCCCATGACGCCTTGTTGGAGCGCAATTTAGCCAAAGGTCGTGAAGAACTATTGCAAGCAATTGCTGAATTGCGTCTTGCTTGCATGGCCATTACACACATGGAAGAACAAGCCAAACAGAAAGCAAAGTAATGGGATTCTCCAATTCATCCATCAAAACGTATGAGCAGTGCCCGTACAAATACAAACTGACGCGCATTGAGCATAGACAAGAGCCCTCAGGCCCCGCGGCTGAGCGTGGCAAACTCATCCACAGTGAGCTTGAGCATGCCATTACTGGCCTTGGCATGCTGCCACAGCAACATCTCTTTTGGCTGCCGTATGTTAATGAGCTGCGAGCCAAAAAGACTCAATGTGAAGTTGAGTTTGCTGTCACACGCGATTGGATTGGTTGCTCTTTCAAAGATCCTAACTATTGGATTCGTGGTATCTATGACGCCGTCTACCACGATGGCAAACACGCCCATGTCTTGGATTGGAAGTCAGGCAAAGAAAGGGACTACAACGACCAGTTGAAGTTGTACGCCACCATCATCATGGCTTGTCATCCGGACATTGAAACCGTCAGCACTGAGATCTGCTTCACTGACCTTGAAAAGCGTGTGAAGCATGACACATACAAACGTGACCAGTTGGATGACCTGAAAGCATGGGTCACGGGTCGTGTCAACAAGATTGAAAAAGATGACATCTTTGCGCCTAAGCCTTCTTTTGGCTGCCGGTGGTGTCACTTTAGGAAAGAGAATGGTGGGCCCTGCCAATGGTAACTCGAGTCATTCTTGAAAGAGACCTTGAGAAGTACTTCTCAGTGCAATGCAAAAAGCATCGCTTACTCACGCTGAAGCTGCATGTGCGTTTTGCACGTGGTTGGCCCGATAGAATTGTAGCATTGGAAAATGGTGAAGTGCTTTGGGTTGAGTTGAAACGACCAGGTGGTGTGATTTCACCATTGCAACAGCGTGTGCATGATGATCTTGGAAAGCTAGGTCATAAAGTCCACGTGGTCTACTCTAAGGAGGACATTGATCGTGTTTTGGGAACCGCATGAATATCAAAAAGAGGCAGTAAAGTTCTTGGTTAGTCAAGGCTCAGGTGCTCTTTGGCTCGACCCCGGCCTTGGCAAAACCTCCATTGTGCTGTCTGCCTTTCGTGCTTTAAAGACCAAAGGCTTGGCCAAAAAAATGTTGGTCATTGCGCCTCTTAGGCCTGTGCATGGCGTGTGGCCTGTTGAGACCAAGAAGTGGGAGCAGTTTGAAGGCTACTCAGTCGGTGTATTGCATGGTGGCCAAAAAGCTAAAGTGTTGAAGCAAAACCATGACATATACGCCATCAACTTTGAGGGCTTACAATGGCTGTCCTCACAGCTCAATGGCAAACATTGGCCTTTTGAGATCCTGGTGGTGGATGAGATTAGCTACCTCAAGAACACGCAAACGCAACGGTTCAAATGCCTTAAGCCCTTGCTTGACAAGTTTGACCGGCGTTGGGGCTTGACCGGCTCACCGGCCCCAAATAGTCTGCTTGACATCTTTGGCCCCATGTATGTTATTGACCAAGGCGCTACGTTTGGGCCCTACATTTCACGATTTAAGCAAGAGTATTTTTACCCTGCAGGCTATGGTGGGTATGAGTGGAAGCTACAGTCCGATGGGGCCGATCGTATCTACAAAAAGTTGGAAGGTAAAGTCCTTAGGATGGCGGCGCTGGACCATCTAGATTTGCCCGAGTTAACTTATAACAGCATTTATGTAGAACTACCCCCGGCAGCAAGAAAGATCTACAAAGCCTTTGAGGATAACTTAACTATTGAGTTGGACTCGGGTAATGTCACGGCGGTCAACGCTGCCGTCGCTGTGATGAAGGGACAACAAATCGCCAATGGTGGCTCATACTTAGATGACGACGGCTCGGGAAATGGCAAAATTACCACGCATATTCATGACGCGAAGACTGAGGCAGTACAAGAGCTTGTCGAAGAGCTTTCAGGCCAACCTTGCATTATTGGATATCACTTCCAACATGACCTTGAAAGACTCAAACAAGCTTTTCCCGAGGCGCCTGTTATTGGCAGTGGCGTGGTGGGCCATAAACTTGATGCTGTTATTGATGATTGGAACGCCGGGCGCATACCGGTTCTTCTGGCTCACCCAATGTCAGCGGGTCATGGACTTAACTTACAAGGTTCGGGCCATGCTGTAATCTGGTACTCCTTAACTTGGAGTCTTGAGATCTACGAACAGTTTATTCGCCGCCTTTGGAGGCAAGGGCAAAAAAATCATATTGTGGTCCATCACATCGTAGCACGTGATACTGTGGATGAGGCTATCATGTCTGCGGTCAAACGCAAAGACAAGACGCAGCAGAATCTGCTTAACGCTGTGCGTGATTACATTCATCGTGATACAATGGTAACTGTTGATGTTTGAAAGGTATATATGCAGCAAACCAAACCATCCACCCTCAAAAACTAGGAGTTCTTCATGACTGAAGAGAAAAAGCGTCGTCATCGTTTTCCCAAAGTTGCCATCATTAAGCTGCTGGCAACTGACAATCCTAAACGCAAAGGCACTTTGTCTTTTGATCGCTTTGCCCTTTATCGTGATGGCATCACCATTGCTGATTACGTGAAGGCGGGTGGGCGCAGTGGCGACATCAAGCATGACATTAGCATGAAATACATTGAATTGGAATTGCCGCAAGCATGAAAATCTTGATCACAGGCGTAACTGAGACGCATAACAACAACCCAAAGCGTGCAAGCTCCACCAAGTTTGTTTCCATTCCGGAGCTAATGCGTGAAGCTTTGTTGAGCATGGGCCACGACGTAGTGCATGACTACGTGCATGATGAGACAAATCTCAATACGTTTGATAAAGTCTTTCTGTATGTGTATCCTTTGGACCATAATGCGGTGCACCCAAAGGGCGCGCAGAGGGTTTTGCAAGAGCGTATGGACGCTATCATTTGTCTTGATGACTGGGCCTTCCAGAAGATCCTGCCATCATGGGAGCATGTGATTCCATCCAAGGATCTTGTTGAGCATGTTTGGTTGGCCCCTCTCTTTCCTTGGGGTGATACCAAAAAGATGGGCTTGCCTGTTGAGCAAATCTTGACATGGGACCCATCACCATTGTATGAGATGCCTCCATGTCATCATATGTCATGGCAGCAACGTAAGACTGAGTGGTACAACGCATCATTGTCAAAGGAAGCACATGACTGGGCAGCAGCACAAAACTTACTATGGCCAATTCATAGTGTCGGCGGAAAGTCTCTTGGACAACCTCGCATTCTTGAGAGTGACGTTGTCTGGCAGTACGGGTCCTACAAAGGTGTTCTCTGCCCGACTTATGAGCATGCAGGTTGCGGATGGTGGCGAGTCCGTTACCTTCACGCTGCACACGCCGGGGCAATCCTTGGCGGAGATCCTAAAGAGCTTGGAATGATTGACTCTTCATATAGCTATACACTCAAAGAAATTGAAAAGATGGATGATGAAAGGCTACAGATTCTTGCTGCCGAGCAAGCTGTCAATCTTCGTCATGCCACTCGCGATGAAACAATTAAAAAACTTGAAAGCATTTTGGCATGATTATCATTCTTGAAGGTCCCGATGGCGGAGGTAAAACAACTCTTGCTGAGGCCCTGCGCGCTTTGCTCAGTACTGGCAAAATGACGCACGTCATAAAGCATGGCCCTTACAAGGGCGTGCAAAGTGAAGACCTTTGCAAGATTTATTTCAGGTCAATGACGCAGGCACTTACCTATGATGACAATGTCATTATGGATAGGTCATGGCTGTCGGAGCCCATCTATGGCCATGTCTATCGTGGTGGGCAAAATAGAATTGACATGCCTCGCCGGCGTATGCTGGAGCGTGTGGCACTTTCTCGTGGCGCCGTTGTCATCCACTGTCAACCCAGTTTTGACACATGCGCTGATACGTTCATCAAGCGCAGCGATGATGAGTACCTGGACACCATTGAGCAGCTCAAGCTTGTTTACAATGAGTATGAGCAGCTTAAGCAGTATACTGCACTGCCAGTAATTCATTATGATTACACTGAGGATGCACTCAGTGACCTTGTTCAGCAACTCCATGATAAGTCATACACGAACAATCACTCTGGAGGCGGCTGTTTTAAGCAGGGTAACCTTTTGATGCTGTGTGATCGTGGCCCTCGCACCAATGTCAGGCCTTCTGCCTCTGTTGTGCCTTTCATCAACTTTCAAGACAATGATGGGCCTAGCAGAATGTTGGCTGAGACGCTGGAACGTGAAGGCATCACCGAAGATCAAGTCTATTGGATCAATACGCAGACTTACCTTGGCACACCTACGCAGCCGGACTTCATCAATGACCTAAAGCCTACCAAGATCTTTGCGTTAGGCAACAATGCGTACACGTGGGCTTTGAACAACGAGGTGCGTGCGCATAAATTGCCGCCGCCTCTGTATCACATGCAAAATTTTCCCAATCAACCCTACCACATCACCGAGGCCGACTATGGAAATGACAATTAAAACTGAGGAAGAGCTTCTTAATCTGTATAGGGCTCTACATCAAGATGGCACGTGGTCAAGCCCACGAGGCGAAAAATGCCTTGAGATTGAAAACTTCTCATACACATGCCATCCTTTTGTGCGATTCAACTCATTTGCTGGTCGCAACTTCAACATGGCCTATCTTAAGCGTGAGATGGCTTGGTATATCAAGGCAGATCCGCACGACCTGTCCATTGCAGACCACGCTGCGCAGTGGGGCAAGATTGTCCTGAATGGAAAGCTGAATAGCAACTATGGTAGCTATTGGTTTGGCCCTCATGGCGTCAGATTCATCCAACGCATTTTGACCAAAGATCCTATGTCCCGTCGAGCTGTGATCCCTATGTATGGGTCTGATGTGGACCATATGGACTTGGAAGCAAAAGATGTACCTTGCACACTGGCCATAGAATTTAGATTGCGTAATGGCAAGTTGAACATGCGAGCCATTATGCGGAGTCAAGACATTCTATGGGGCATGGCCAATGACCTGCCTACTTTCTCATTCTTACAAGAGATTGTGGCGCAGCTTTTGACCGTAGAAATGGGGACATTGACAGTCTCTGTTGGCTCATTCCATGTCTATGAGTCTCGGATGAGCATGTTCAAATCCATTCTGGACAATGGCAAATACATCCCTTTGCCCAGCCGGCCCCCTCGCATTAGCCGGTATGAGGCACATCTCTTAATGGAGAAATGCATTGACCGATCACATTCTTTCTCTGATTGGCTGCTTAGTGTATAATTCACGTGTGGCTAGGCCACTTGCATTTTGACTTTTGAAAGGAACCCATCATGGTAACAAGAGTACATTGGACAAACGAAGAACGACAGGCGGTTTTGGAAAAAGCCGTTGAAGTCTTACACCGAGATCCTAAGTGTAGTAGCTTAGAGGCATTGCGGGCAGCACAAAATCTGGTGCTACCTACGCATCGACTTAGAGCTATGGGCACTCACTCGGCTGTGCTGCCTGAGATTCGACAACTTAAAGCTATGGCCCTCAATGCATCGGTTGCAAAGAAGGTAGAAGCACCAAAGCCCATAGAACCAGTGCAACCAGCGCCACCAGTGGCCCTTGCGCCTACGTTGGAAACTGCGTCCATGGATGCACTCATTAATGAGATTGCCAAACGCATTGCCAGCCAACTATCCATGGCCATATCCACTGAGGTCAAAGAGCTGGAGCATACGTTTAGTCTTAAGCGGCATAATCCAGAGTATCAAAATTGTGGCATCTTCAAAAAGCGTATTGTCGTTGTAGGTCTACTGCCTGACCAAGAGGGGATGATTTTGCGTGAATTCGGTGAGCAGTTTACGTTCAAGTTTCTTGAGTCCAATGACGCCAAGCATGCAGACATACCCCAGGCCAACGCATACTTGGTGATGAAAAACTTTGTCAGCCACGCAGTCTATGGTAAGTATCAACACTTACCCGGGCACGTGCTGATTGATGGTGGCATGTCAACTTTGAGAATGTGGTTGCAAACGAAAGGAGCAGAACTATGAATAGCAAAGTGAATAAAGAACATGTGTGGACGCCGACTGGTACTGACATCACAATCAGATGGCGGGCCATGGGGTGGATTCCACCTAGTGAAGATCCGGTCTATCATACCAAGTGGAAGTATTTTCAGGAACTGCCTATGCGACACTTGGATGAAAAGTCCAAGCAACAGTATGAGCAAATGTTGCAACGTAACAAAGTAGCGAGGATCAAATGAACAACGACGAAACTATCTTCAAACATTGCCTTTGGGCATTTACAGCAGTCTTGCTTGCCATGATAGGCTCATGCACTGCAGGCAACTTTGACAGACGAGCCAAATGGGAAGCTGTAGTTAAAAATGGCGCTGACCCGCTTATAACTGCTTGTGCCTTGTACGATACTACAGGTGCAGATCTTGTCATGTGCACTGCAATCGCACTTAAGAAATGAGAATCAAATGATCAATGGCGCAAAACCAAGAAGCAATGACATCGTCAAAAATGGGTTCGATGATTGGGTCGAATTGCTTGAGCATACAGGCAACAAAAACCTATTGGATGATCCCTATAACGTATGGTTGGAAGCTTTCCATGTAGCCACCTTAGTTGAAAGGCATGGCATCTTGGACCTCATACAAACGCAGGTTCAATTGGCTATGCCCCAGGAAGGTGATGTTGCTGCTGTGATGTCAGTTGATGACGTAAAGCAATTGCAAATCAATCTTCTAAAGCAAGTGATTGCATTGGTTGCTTCTAAAGGCTTGCGGCGTCAAGGCCCAACCGGATTGCCCATGGGGTCAAGCTGAATCTGATTGGCGCCTCTGACTGACTCAGGATTTTGTAAGCCTTGCTTAACGTACTGAGCAGCTGGGGCGCCTACAGCCATGGCAAGCCCAGGCAGTTGCAATCCAGGAATCATGGACATGATTGCACCAGTGCCGCCAAGCGCGTCAATCACCGCGCCTGAGCGATCACCTGCCAAGAAGCGTTGATATGCTTCATAAAAACTCATGCCTGCAGCTGCGCCCGCCAATGGGCCCTGCACAAAAGGCGACCGGAGTACTTTTGCCGCAGTAGCCAGCGGGCCGGGTATGGCTTCAGCCAATCGAGCTCGAGCAGCGTTGCCGGCAGACTCTACCGCTGCGCCTGTTTGCGCTTTGGCGGCTTCTGCTTCTTTACTTTGACGAAGCAACCGGTCAACCAAAGACTCTTTAGGCTGCCCCGGCTCGCCTGCAGGTGAAGGTCCCCATTTCTTGGTCATTTTACTACTAACAGGGCCATGGCCTTTCATACGTTGATACGCAGCGCTGGCTTCAGGCACACCACCTGCAATCTCACGATCAATGCCTGCCCAGTTACGCATCCAATTAGTGCCTGAGGTAGCAGGTTTGCCAGCAATATCACTAGGCTTAATGCCATGACGCAGCAACTCTTCTTCTTGCATACTGCGCAAAAGCTTTTCCAGCTTAGCCTGCTCTGACAAAGTTTTCACGCCTTGCGCCGTACGAATTGCCTCTGACGGGAACGCACGCTCAAGTCCACGCTGCAAAGGTGCGCCTGCAACAGCACCTGCCCCTGCTGCAGCATACTTTTCTTGCTCAGGCGTTAAGCCTAGCTCAGGGACTAAAGGCTTACGAACGCCTGGTGCTGCAGGTGGCTTTACAGTAGGCGCTGCGCCTACAGGGGCATTGAAGATTGGATCAAGTGTGGATAGCACATCACTGCTATCATTTTGAGTATCAACACCAAGATCGGGCATAGGCATGATTTACTCCGGATGGAATTGTTTGAAGAGCCGCATGCGATAGTCTGCATAGTCCTTATTGATTTTCTCATAAGGACTGCCGGGCTTAAAAAATTGACGTGGGCTGGCTGCTGCGCCTGCCGTGTCTGCATGCCGTTGCCATTCGTTGTACAAGGCTTCACGTTGCTTGTTAAGCAGAATCTGCTGCCGTGCCCAATGCTGCACCGCTTTAGATGAGTCATCAATGCTGGCCATAGGGGCTTGCAAGAGTCGAGCATCATTATCCGTTGGGTTGACACCCAATAGGCCTTTATTGGCTCTGACGTTAGCCAAGAATTCAGTGCCTAGAATCCTTGACACGTCTCTAACCGATTGCTGATCTTCAGGCGACAGCTTGACTTTTTCCAAGAATTGCTTAACAGGCAATCCTAAACGAGCATTGAAGTCACCGGCAGTCAACTGCGCGCCTTCTTGTGCTGCAGTCATCAAACCTGACAATAAGCCTTGCTGTTGCATAATGCCAAAGATCTGAGGCTTGGTACGAGCAAAATAGTCAAGTTGGCGCAAGTTGGTATTGCTACCCTCAAGCAACTGCGGCGTGTAATTGATGATGGAGTCACGCATTGCGTTGTAAGGCTTGTCTGACTCTTCAACACGCTTTTTGCCTACTTCTGCTTGTGCGCCTAAAGGCAAACCGGCAGTGTCAGAAGGCTGCGCTCCACTGATTGGCGCAGTCTTAATTCCAAATTGCGCCAACTGCTTTTGAATGGTATCCAGCGCAGTGTTCAACTCACTGATTCTTGTAGTATCACTAGGATTAGTTCTACGAAGCTCAGCACGTAATTGCGCGTCCATTTTTTGTGCTTCAGCTACTTCAAAGGGACTAGGCGTGGGGCGAGTGGTTTGCGCTGGTGTAGGTGGTTGAGCTACAGGGGCTTGAGGAATTGAAGGCACTGGCGCAGGCCCTGAAGGCACTGGTGCAGGTGCCACAGCTTGAGCAGGCCGAGGCGCTACAGGTAAAGCAGATGGGAGTGCAACAGGTTGAGGCTGAGGCTGAGGCTGAGGCTGAGGCTGAGGCTGAGGCTGAGGCTGAGGCGCAAGGGTTTGCGGCCCATAAGGACGACCGCCGCCAGGGATAAGCTCAGTAAACTGCGGCCCATACTTGGCCACATTTTCAGCTTGGCCTGTACCTGCTTTCCATTCTTCTGTACCGGCTTTACGCAGCTCATTCTGCATAGTAAAAGAGCTTTTAACAATCTCTCCAACTTTAGGAGAAAGCTGCGCAATCATAGGATATACCTGCACCAACTTTGACATGGTGTCAGGCGTCATATTGCCAGATTGCAGTTGCGGCAGTGCTTGATTTTCTGGTACACCAAGCACACCGGCTAGCAAACCAAGTGCTTTTGATTGATTGCCTAGCTCATACTTTTGCGCAGCAACTTGCGCTTTCATCATAGCTATGCCAGGAGCTCGTTGCTCTTGCAATTCTTGTTGACGGCCTAGCTCCGTCCCCGCGCGACCAATAGCCTCACCAACGTTACCAGTACGCCCGGGATCAAGTAAAGCACCAGCAACACTAAATAGATTAGGCTGACTACGCATCTGCAAGGAGTCAACCACTTGCTTAAGCGCAGCCATGTACTCTTGTTTGCCCTCATCATCTGCGCCAATTGAAAGTGTAGGAAGTGCTGCCATGTTTTACTCCTTAAGGTGCGTATGGTTCAGCGGGCGCCGGTCCAGGCGTAGGATTATCAACGGTCGGCATTTGTGCGTCAGGCCCGCCGGGTCCATTTGAAGTAATGGGGTTGTATGTGCTATTATTGCTAAACAATCCAGCCAAGCTAGTGCCAAGGCCTGACAAACCGCTGCCCAAGTATTTACCAAGGTCAGTTTGCCCAATGCCTGCAGCCAAAGCGCCAAGGCCTGCAATCTGCTGCAAAGGCGACGCGGCGTAAGCACCAGGAATTGGGCCTGTATAAGTTTGTGCTTGACTGGTGGGGATGGTGTAGCCTCTAAGTAGAGCTGCCTCATTGGTCAGTTGCTGCATGGGGAAAAGCTGAGCATTTTGGCCAATGGCTTGCTGCTGTGCCCCTAATGTAGCCAAGGCGTTGACATCGCCAAGGCCTAAAGCTTGAGTGCTGGTTGCCAAGTTGCCAAGTTGGCCAGATGCTGCCAGTCGCTGTGCGGCTTCATTCTGTGCAGCCTGCAATGCTTGACCATAGCCTGTTTGCAGTGCTTGTGCCTGCGCTGCCTGTGTATTTTGCAATCCTTGGTTAATGGCTTGGCCTAAAGCTCCAGCACCTCGTGCTGAGCCAAACTGACCTGAGCCAACAGCAGCTGCCGTGGCTGTAGGGGCCAAGTATTGCTCAATCTGCCGTTGCCCCAGTGTGCCAATGGCGTTCACTACATCTTGAGTGTAAGGGGCCATATAGGCGTTGATACGATCGGCGTAGCCTTGCCCTACCCCTGCAGCCAGATTCTGCGCCTGTTGCAATGCAGGCTGATAATTGCCTACGTTAGCTGCAACATTCTCAAATGCTTTTTGTTGCAATGGCTGTGCGCCAACATACTGAGCCCCTTGCGCAGCCTGAGCACCTTGAGTAGCCAAGTTGCTAAGATAGTCAGTATAAAAGCTAGGGGCTACCGTTTGCTGCTGTTGGCTGGTAGTGATGTTGGGAAGTGGCGCGCCTTGCGTAAAGCCAGGGGACGCTGCATTGGAAGTTGCAGTCGGCGCAGGCAAAGCTACCGACGTTCCTGAAAGTGTATCAAGTG